ACTTCCGTAGAAGAATCTTTGGGTGTAGCTGTGGATGAGTTTGTTTCAGCACACACAGTAGAGCAATTACAGGAGGCCGGTGTTTACAAAAAGTGTCACATAGGCACAGCAGCTCCTGACTTTGACATTGAACCCGACCAAGACTTAACCTCTTACACTGATGATAAAGTTCGTCTTACTAAATACTACGGTTTAGTGCCTACGTACTTGTTAAAAGACGCACAGGCTCAGTTGTCTCGTTCCGAAGAAGAACAAGAAGAAGAAGACGAAGAAATTGTAGAGTTAGACAAAGAAGGTGGAATGTTTGACGATGAGGAAGAAAACTACTACACTGAAGCAGTTGTTGTTATAGCTAACGGCGGTATTTTGTTAAAAGCGGAAGAAAATCCTTACATGATGGGCGACAGACCCATTGTAGCTTTCCCATGGGACGTAGTACCTTCACGTTTCTGGGGCAGAGGAGTCTGTGAAAAAGGCTACAACAGCCAAAAAGCACTGGACGCAGAGATCAGAGCACGTATAGACGCTTTGGCCCTTACAGTGCATCCTATGATGGCTATGGACGCTACACGTATTCCCAGAGGATCAAGACCGGAAGTACGAGCAGGTAAGCTTATCCTGACCAACGGTAATCCAGACGAAATCTTAAAGCCATTTAACTTTGGACAAGTCAGTCAGATTACCTTTGCACAGGCTGACGCACTTCAGAAGATGGTACAGACCGCTACAGGAGCCATTGACTCAGCGGGTATAGCAGGGAGTATTAATGGTGAAGCAACGGCTGCCGGTATTAGTATGTCTCTTGGTGCTATTATTAAGCGCCATAAGCGTACACTAATTAACTTTCAAGAATCTTTCCTAATTCCCTTTGTAACCAAAGCTGCCCACAGATACATGCAGTTTGACCCTGAGAATTATCCCGTTGCTGACTACAAGTTTAATGCTACGTCTACCTTAGGTATTATGGCCCGAGAGTACGAAGTTACACAGCTTGTACAGTTGCTACAAACAATGAAGGCAGACTCACCTTTGTACAGTTCTTTGATATCAGCAATCATTGACAACATGAATGTGTCTAACCGTGAAGAGTTAATTCAACGTTTAGAGCAAGCAGGTCAGCCTACACCGGAGCAACAGCAAGCACAACAAGCTGCACAACAAGCTCAGATGCAGTTTCAACAGTCTCAAACAGCGGCTCTCTCAGGACAAGCTCAAGAGTCTCAAGCAAGGGCGCAGAAGATTGCTATGGAAACACAACTTATGCCTCAGGAGCTTGAGATTGACCGCCTGAAGGCTGTGACGATTAATCTTAAAGCAGGAACGGAGGACGACAAAGAGTTTGAACGTAGACTTAAAGTGGCTGACATGCTGCTTAAAGAAAAAACTATGAAAAATAAAACTAACGGTACTACAACCAGCAGCGCCGCTGCAATACCACTACAACCGAGAGGGCCAAATGGTCAGTAATAGAGAACTGGAAGAAGTAGTAGCACAGATTAACCGTAACTTTGAACTAATATTTAGCAGATTGGAGGCTTTAGAAAGTGCCAATGAAGAAAGATCCAAAACTAGCAAAGGCGGGAGTAAGCGGGTACAACAAGCCGAAGAGGACGCCTAACCACCCTACTAAATCTCATGTAGTTGTTGCTAAGGAAGGTGACAAAACAAAAACTATTAGGTTTGGACAGCAGGGAGTCAGTGGTGCGGGTAAAGCCCCTAAGACTGAGAAAGAAAAAGCCAGACGCAAATCATTTAAAGCTCGTCATGCAAAGAATATTGCAAAAGGTAAGATGTCAGCAGCGTACTGGGCAAATAAGGAAAAGTGGTAGTGGCAGGTCTATATGAAAATATTCACGCTAAACGTAAGCGTATTGCTGCGGGTAGTGGAGAAAAGATGAGAAAAAAAGGCACTAAGGGCGCTCCCACCGCTAAAAACTTTAAACAAGCAGCTAAAACAGCCAAAAAGAGGAAAAAATAATGCCAATGGTCAAAGGAAAAAAGTACCCTTACACTAAAGAAGGTAAGGCAGCAGCTAAGAAAGCAGCAGGAAAAGCTAAACCTAAAAAGAAACCTATGAAAAGAGGATACTAAAATAATACTTGACTTTTAGACAAAAATGTGCTATAATAAAGATGTACATTAAGTACATTACTTAAACTGTCCCATAGAGGAGAAACAGATGAACGATCAAGAATTTGAAAATTACACCCGAAGTATGCAAGAGATGTTCCGTAGCGAAGGTTGGGAATATTTCTTAAATGATATCAAAGGAGGCGTACCCAACGTGAACTCCGTTGAAGCTGCTAAGGATGTAAATGACTTATTCTTCCGTAAAGGTCAGTTGGCTGTTATGGCTAACATCCTCAATCTTGAAGCACAACTAGACAGCGTTATAGAAGAACGCAACAACCCACAAACTGAGGGTCAAGAGGAAGCCGCTTAATGCGCTTACTTTTTGATTTCAGGTGTTCTGACAATCACGTTACGGAGGCTTTAGTGGCTTCCGACGTTACAGAACATTTGTGTGGTTTGTGCAGTAAAACTGCTAAAAGAATTATATCTCCTGTCCGTTGCTCACTTGACCCCATCAGTGGGGACTTTGTAGGTGCGACTATGAAGTGGGCGAAACAACGCGAACAGAAGATTAAACAAGAAAGAAAGGCAAACTCTTAGCAGACCTTTCTACATGAACCATATCACTCCATAATACGTTAGTACGGAGATTTAATAATGGCTACACTTATAGACGAGCGTTTGGAAGACGACGAACAACAAGCTGACCCTCAAGTAGAGGAAACTCAGTTTGAAGAAGACAACGAAGAAGCACAGATACCTGACAAGTACAAAGGCAAATCAGCCGAAGACCTTGTAAGGATGCACCAAGAAGCTGAAAAGCTTTTAGGGCGTCAAAGTGCAGAAGTTGGTGAGCTTAGACAAGTCGTTGATAGTTACATACAAACACAACTCTCACAACAATCAGCACCACAACAAGATGAAACTGTTGATGAGGTAGATTTTTTCTCTGATCCAGAGACTGCTGTAAAAAGAGCTATAGACAATCACCCTAAGATTAGGGAAGCTGAAGAGATCAGCGCACAGTACAGAAAAACTACTGCACTGTCTCAGCTACAAACGAATCATCCTGACATGGAAAAAATCTTAAAGGATGAAAAGTTTGCGGATTGGATTAAAGCTTCTAAAATACGGACTCAGTTGTTTGCACAAGCGGACAAGAATTATGATTACGAAGCAGCCAATGAGCTGTTTAGCTTATGGAAAGAACGTAATCAGGTTGTTCAACAAACAGCTCAGGCTGAACAAGCAGGACGCAAACAGGCTGTTAAAAAAGCCGCTACGGGTTCCGCTAAGGGCAGCACAGAAACTAAGACGAGAAAAATCTATCGCAGGGCAGACATTATTAAACTTATGCGTACAGACCCTGAACGATACCAATCATTGTCCGATGAGATTATGAAAGCTTATCAAGAAGGGAGGGTACGAAACTAATATATTAAGGAAAAAATATTATGGCTACTTCAGTATGGCCCAGCCAAACAGGTGCGGTAGATAATACTCGCGCCGCAACTTTTATCCCCGAGATTTGGAGTGACGAAATCGTTGCTGCATATCAGTCTAACCTTGTCCTTGCTAATCTTGTTAAGAAGATGTCAATGACTGGTAAGAAGGGTGACACCATCCACATTCCTAAGCCCACCAGAGGCGTTGCTACTGCTAAGGCAGCAAAGACCGCTGTTACTATTCAGGCTGACACTGAGGGTGAAGTACAGATCGTAATTGATAAGCACTTTGAATACTCTCGTATGATTGAAGATATTACAGAAGCACAAGCTTTGTCTTCACTCCGACAGTTCTACACCGGAGACGCAGGTTATGCTCTTGCCAAGCAAGTAGACAATGACTTGTTTACTTTGGGTAAGTCTTTTGGTGACGGTGACGGTTCAGACTGGACTAACAGTGCTACGTTTATTGTTAATTCAGGCGGCACTGGCCTTGACGCTTACGCAGGGGCAGGTACTGTAAATGCTTTCACTGACGCTGGCTTCCGAGCTTTGATTCAAAAGATGGACGACGCAGACGTACCGATGGACAACCGTTCATTTGTTGTACCTCCTTCACTCCGTAATGCAATTATGGGTGTTGAGCGTTATGTGTCTTCTGACTTTGTTGACGGTCGGGGTGTACAAAACGGTAAGATTGGTAACTTGTACGGCATTGACGTATTCGTAACCAGCAACTGTCCTTTGACGTACACCACCACTGTTAAAGCTGCCTTCCTTGTCCACAAAGACACGATGGTAATGGCTGAACAGCAAGGCATCCGCTCACAGACTCAGTACAAGCAAGAGTTCTTGGGTACGCTTTACACGGCAGATACTCTGTACGGTGTTAAGACGTTACGTCCAGAATCAGGTTTTGTATTGGCTGTAGCCGCTTAATCTATAAAAATATGTGTGAGGGAAAGCCTTAGGGTAAGTACCTCACTTTTTATTCATTTATTTTTTTAGTAACAGCGGAGAGTAAGTATGGCGATATTTAGAGGGGACGGAGGATCTGGAGACAGTAGTACAGATGCCTACGCCAGTCAAATAGCAGTCTACGCTCAAACTGCTACTACAAAAGCAAATGAAGCTGAAGCCTCTGCAACGGCAGCGGCAGCTAGTGCTACTAACGCTGCTTCAAGTGAATCTGCTGTAGATGCAGACGC